ATAGTTTATATACCCATTCTTGTCACTTCTAAACAAAGCCATGACTTCAGGATCAGATAGTCCAGACAAATCTGCATTGTTTGCTAAAGCCATAGGGCCACGCATTGCTGCTATAGGAGCCATAGGGGCTGCAGAAGGATCATTCATATTATATACAGACATCGCTTCTAGCCCTAACAGTCCTAGTACACCCATAACCTCGTGGGAATGAATAGAAAATCCTGATACTGGATCAACTCCTGAATTTTCCGTTCCGGGAACCCCCGACTTTCCTTGTGCTATAGCAGTTCCCGGTTGAGATGCATGGTTTACAACATTGTTAATAATTCCCAGAGCAGCGCTTATTGGATTAGAAATTCCCATAAGTCCCATTTCAGGAGGAAAAGAAGTTAAACCTAGAACACCTGAAGATATGGATAGAGCGGCGTTAGTAGCAAGACCTACAACATCACCTGTATTCACAGATATATTACCAAAAGGTGTATCTACATCTGCTATAGACCCCGATGGGTTTAGTCCTATAAGTCCAGCTAATCCATCTCCTACTGACTGTGTATTAGCAGAATTAATAGAAGCTATAGCATCAGAAGAAGAAGGTGTAGTATTTGTTCCGGGTGGTCTTGGCCCTGTCATAGCTTCTGCAATAGCTGCAGCTTGTGCTGAAGGAGCAGATGCTGATACTGCACCTGAAGGAGCAGATGCTGATCCTGCACCTGAAGGAGCAGATGCTAATGCTGTACTACCTTGACCACCTCCTATAGAAGGAGTAATTTGTGGCTGTGTAATTTGTGGCTGTGTAACTTGTGGCTGTGTAACTTGTGGCTGTGTAACTTGTGCATTAATGCTTGTATCTGCACTTTCAGGCACTGCCATAAAGTATTCTCTAGGATAGTTGGATGATACAGGAGTAGCTTGTGTAGACGTAGGACGTAAAGGTTGCGCTAAAGGTGCTGTAGCTAAAGCAGAAGTACTAGCTGGAGCAACTTGAGGTACAGCTACTGAAGATGTAGGAAGTTGAGGAATGGCTACTGAAGATAAATCACCAAAAGAAGCTAACCCACCAGTTTGGTATTCAGGAACTTCTTCACTTTTCATTTTAGGTAAAGGTTCACTTTCATCCATTATTGCTTCATCAGGATTACCCATCAAGCCCATGTCTTGCATTTGCTCGTAGCCTTGTTGTGCCTTTTGAATAGAATTTATATATGTTTCTACGCCATGATAGTTTACAGCGTATTCAGGAATTACCATTTCACCTTTGCTCATCTTTACGTCAATATTGTCTCTTACACCTTCAGGTGTACCTCCTAATGGTACTTCATTTCCACTTACAGGGTCAATAGACTCTTCACGAGGATCAAATCCCATCATGTTCATTTGATCTTCTGTGTCGTCATACGTTGCTTCTTTTGTTCTTGCCATGTTTAAGCCCCCGCTTTGGAAGTTCTTTTGTTTGTCACGGGGAATTAAACTATCTGCTTTTATAGCAGGTTGATTCCACTCATGTTTAGGATCACGCAGAACTCTGTCACGCTCAATTGCATATTTTACTGCTTCATCTAGCGTACCATGCGTCGGTATTTCTTCATTAGTGACAGGATTCTTTAACCCTTTTTTAGATGTTATTAAATCTCTGATCTGATCTTCAGACCAACCGTAGCGTCCTCTTCCAGTTTCAGCATCAGGCCAAATTACTGGGGCTGTAACCCACCGTGAATTAGGATCACTAGGGTCAACCTGAAATGTTGAACTGCTTTCCGAATGGTTCGCTCCATGTTGATCTGTGTAAATTGGCATACCAAACGGAGATGTCCATTCAGTACGAGTCAATTCCAGAGTATCTTGTGGGTATTGTTCGTAGTATTCTTGTTCTTCTTTCTGCAACTCTTCATCAGAAAGTTCTTCTTGACTAAGACCTTTTTTTCTACCTAAACCATTAGCCATGTGAATTAACTTCATCCTTTAATTGTTTTATTTTACGCAAGGTCGTAATAGCACCCTGCGCTCTATAACTAAACACAGAACTATCTGTTTGTTCTAGAGTAGCCTGTTGTTGCATAATCATCCAATCAAGATATTCATTGAACGCGACCCACTGGCGCTTGTTGTTGACCAGTGTTTTGAGCTTGCTGAGGAGCTTGTTCTGTTCCACTAAATTGTCCTTCCATAGGTGTAGGTGCAGCCCCAACTCCAATATTTCCACCGCCGCCGCCTTGTAAATCATTAGGGCTTAAACCCGGAGCTTGTCCTTGTTGAGGTTGCTGTTGACCAGCGGGAGGTTGTTCAGGCTGTTGTTGCTGTAGTATTTTTGCCTGTCTTAGTGCTTCTTCAGGTGTATTACATACCTTATCGGGATCAAGACCCATTGAATTTGCAATCTCACGAATAATAGAGGTAAACTTAGCAAATGGTGCAAGAGCAGGGTTACCTACAACTTGCAAGAACTGCAATAGTCTTTGACTTCTTACTTCATTAGCCATTAAACTCTCCATGCCACGCGCTTTAATTTCAAGATCACCTTTAATATCTGGATCAAAATCAAATTGCATGTTAAAGCTATAAAAAGATTCTCCTAATGGACGTAGCAAATAATCGTCAAAGTTTTTCACTACTGTTTTAATACTTCCTGCAGCGGCACCCATTAACATAGAGATGCCTGAAGCTGTTCTTCCTGTACCTGAAACACCTGTTTGTCCATGCGAAAAACTAGGAAGGCCCGTAGCTTCATCTGAAAGCTGACGAGCCTTGTCAAATAACTGCATGTTTTCATTACTTACGTTTGGAAACTTAGTACCAAAGATAGCTTGACCCGGAGCGCCGCCTTGCCTACGAAAGATTTTACCCGGATACACAGATAAATCCTGCCCCGGAACAAGGTTAGTCTCATCTACTTCAATCAGAAGATTACCACTTAATACAGCATTATCAACTGCCATACGCATAAAACCATTCATTAGCGTTTGTGTATCGTCCATATTTTCAGCAAGACCAATGCCAAAAAAGCTATAGGGATTAAGCTCATATGGTACAGCATAATAAGGAATACGAGTAGGATTAAATGGATTTACTACAAGACGCAAAATAAAGTTATTGCATATCCAACAATTCACTTGTATCTGATCCACATTTTTATATTGTTTTGGTAGGTCTAGGCCAAAGTCTTGTGCCATATCCGTATCCATTGTTCCCCAATATTCAAGGACTTGATACCGTTCAGGATGATCATTAAGATAGTAATCTTTTAGTGCGTCTTCCCAATACTCACTTGTATATACTTCTCCCATTTCAATACAACTATCAATGGCTTCATGCCTAAAGTGAGGTCTATCTTTTAACGCACGTAGCTTAGACTTGGAAAGCTTATGACGTTCAATTATGTACGTAGCTTCATCCATGTTACTTGCGTCTGGATCAGGATATAAATCCCAACAAGAAACGCTGTTTAATTTAGGAACGGTCTTAATAGTAGGATTATACTCACCGTCTTCATCCCAGTTTGGATATTCTTTATTTACAGCAAACGGTCCTTTAATAATACCTGTACCAAATAAAGCACATTCAAAAGTAGCAGAGCGTAAATGCTTACTTGCGCCCGACTCTTCTAATTGATCAATAATTTTCTTTTCCATTTTTTTAGCTGCTACCATTGCAGGATGGAAAGTTACGGAAGAAGGGGTAAGACCCTCTCCTTCTTTTAGCCCGTCGATTTCTGAAAGCTTGTCTTCTAGTGGACCGAGTTTTAACTTACGTTCTGTTAGACTAGAAGCCGTATCGCCGGGTTCTAAATCTGTGCCGTCACCCGGAAAACCATATGGACCTTTAGGTGTCTCTTCTTCTGTTGAGTCTTCTTCTGTTTTGTCATTAGGATCAAAGTGTACAGACTCAGTAACACCGTCAGGTAAAGTTGTAGGCTCAATACTTAAAGGAAACTTTTGTCTTGCGAAGAGTACNTCTGTAACCTGTCCATAAGCTGCAAGTACTTTTGTTTTTGTAACTTTAATAAAAACACGAGATCGTTCTGCCTCTGTAAACTGTACATTAGGACTGTAAATACCACGATAGTTACGATAAGACTGTAACCATCTTTCCTCATCAAATCTTCGCCAATCCTTTGACCTTTTAAAGTTGTCCTCAATAAAATTTATTATGCCAGATAGTTCTTCATCTTTAGTTTCATCATCTAAAACTAAGGTGTCTTCTTCTTCAAAGTTTTTATCTACCATATGTTAATATCCAAAGGTTGCATCAGATGGTGCGTATTTATCTGACATTTTATCTATTGTGAAATCAAATATGCCTCTTCTTGGCCTACTCATTACACCGTATCTCAAGGCATCGTATAAATGATCTTCAGCTTTTGTGTTTACATCTTCACTGTTCTTTTTATCAAGGGGAATAGAGGGAAGTTGTGAAACAAGATTTCTACAAGTATTGAACATAGCCATGCCGGGTACGCCCTCACTATCGTCATACGATTCTTGCATTTGTAATCGACGATGTATTTCATTCTTTCCTGATATTCTGCTTCCTGCACTTCTATCACTTGGCCTCCAACGGCACCCAGTTAAAATCATCTGTTCAGCTAGACTTGGCCCTGTATCCCCTCGTTTGTGCCAACAAGAACTATCTAATACGCCATAAAGAATTGTACCATCATTTTCTTCTAGTGACAATACCTTATTAGCTAAATCCTTTGCCAATACTTTTGACACATACAGTTCTCTATATACAACTAGCTGACCATCTGGAGCAACTGTAAACCATAAGACAGCACTATAAGAACCGTAGCCATAATCACAGGCTCTGAATTTAGGCCAATTACTTGGAATGTTAAATGGTTCAATTACATGTACCGTTCTATCAAATTCAGGAAATGCGGCTCCTTCAGCTACATCCCAATTACCGTCCAGTAATCTTTTTCGTTGATTTTCTGGTAACGATAACAACATTGTTTCATAATCACCACCAGTTGACAAATAAGGATTATCAAATAGTTTTGCCGGAATAAACTTTCTGCTAAATAAGGGTTTACCTTCTTTGCTATGATCTTTAGGATATACTAATGTTTTTCCGTTTTCATCGGTAGCCCAAAAAGAATCACCGGGAGTTGCTGGGTCTATAAAGTATTTTTTTACCCACACATGCCCAGCACCACCGGGGTTCGTAGTAGCTCTCATATACACTGGAAGATCAGATGCAGTAGACCTCAATCTTGATCTTAAATAATCCCACGCAAATGCTGTGGGCCATTGCGTAAGCTCGTCAAAACCTATCCAACAAAAAGACAATCCTTGATAGCGAAGTACGTCATCATCTCTATCTAGATATGACAGCCACAATCTACCGCCAGCAGGAGAAGTCCACTGCATTTTTCTTTCTGACCACTTTGCACCAGAAATAATCTTTGGGTAAAGCTCTTGCGACTTCCAAACCAATTCTCTTAATTCTTCTGTAGTCCTACGTAATAGTAATCCAGAAAATTGAGGGTGACTTAAATACCTAAGAGGATCAGCTAACATTGCGTAGCTCTTGCCCCCTCCTGCAGCACCACCATATAGTACTTCACGGTCTGATGACGCTAAAAAGGTTGTTTGTGGACCTTTATTGGGTTCAAATAGTACATTATATTTTTCTTTTAACGATAGGCTTTCATCTACTTCTTTTATCTCTGGTTTAGGCTGCGGATTGCTTTTCGGTTCCTCGCTCGTTTGTTTTTTCTTTCGCGCCTGTACGCTTTTCCTCAAGCTCTTCAAGTTTTTTGATGGCGGTTTCATATTTTTTAGCCCATGCTTTATATGTTGCTGCCTTGCTTTTCCTTTTCTTTTCTTTTTGGACTCGTTTTCTGAGTCCGATATGGGAGATTTTTCGTCCTGTTCTGTCACTTAACCACCTTGCTACATCTCTATATGAATACTCTGTCAAATAATCTTTTGCTAATTCCAGAGCTTCTAATTCTTCTACAATAGGTACAAGTACATCTACGTCTTCTTCATATACCTCATAACCAAACGGAATAGTTCTACTTATTCTTGGTATCTCTAGCCATACACTGTCTTCTTGTAACCCAACAGGATCAGGCATTTTAAAATATCCGGCATCGTACATCATTGTTTTTTTCTATTTTTTCTACGTGAAACTACTCTTAAATTACCCTTTTTATTATTTTTAGGATTACCGTCCTTATGATCTATTTCTTTACCGTCACCCTTCTTAACCTTTTTCTTGCGTTCTGCTTCACGCCTATTCTTATTTCTTTTCGCACGTTCTTCTTTCATGCGTTCACTTTTATGGTATTTTGCGTAGTCCCCTTTACTGTAGGCCATGTTCTTTTGGTGGAAGCAGCATAATGCCCTGTGGAGCAGATACTTCTACCTTATCCGTTTTTTGAATACCAATACGATCCAGCATTTCTTTTGCTGCATTTAGTCTATGTTGATTTCCTAACTCAGCAGGATGATCTAATACATTGATTAGAGCATTAGCTGCTTTTGGCGCATTAACTGCAAGATACTCTCTTGTAAGTTCAAGGATTTCATCTTTCAATGAACGTACAATTTCAGAGGTACTTGAAGTTTCGCTATAACCCGACAATACTTTGGCTTTAGAAGAATCTCCACCAGCTTCATCGAATAACACCTGTAAGAATGTATTTTGTTTTGGGGTTAATTCCCTCATTTACGTAAACTCCTATCACCAAACCACCAAGCTACAGCAGTTGTAGTTAAAAACATCATCTGATTTGACAACTCATGTACAATAGTGGGGTTTTCTCTGACTTGCCAAAAAATATATCCAGTAAAGGCAAGCAGCAAGAAAGTAAGTATAGGACGCACAAACCGTAGCATAGAAGAAATAAAGACGGTAGTAGGCCCATAAGAAGCGTCATGTGCATATGAAGCAGACTTCATCTCTGCCAATGCTTCCATTTCCGCAATAGCTCTTTCACTTTCAAGCTCTTCTTTACGTGAAGTAATTTGCAACTCTTGCAGCTTAAATTCCTGATCAAACTGTAGGGTCATTTCTTTTAGCTTTTGTTTCTTTTCTAAGAAACGCCCTACCGTTCCAACCAAACTACCCAGAATGCCGGTAG